CGTGTGGGCCTACGACGAGTGCGACCTGACCGCCCAGACCCGCACCGACATCCTTGAGCGGGTGCAGCAGAACCTGCGGCTGCTGGAGCAGACGGCGGTCGAGCGTGAGCTGGCCGAGCGGCTGCTGATCGACGCCGGGAGCGCCGGTGGTGGCACCAGCGGCCTGTACGCCCCGCCGCTGGAGCAGCCGGGCGACGGGTCCAAACTGTACGAGCCCTTCTCCACCGAGGTCGACCCCAACCTGTACGCCACCGGCGGCGACGAGATCGCCGACGTGCCCGACATCGTGTCGGCGGTCTCGCGCATCGAGGCCGAGTTCGCCATGACCAACACCGTCGGCGTCATCCACGCCGGGGCGCAGTGGGCAGCGTATGCGGCCCGCAACAACCTCATCACCCGGTCGGGCTCCGCGCTCAAGACACCGCTGGGCCACACCTGGGTGTTCGGCGGCGGCTACGTCAAGGGGTTGGAGAACGTCATGGTCGGCACCAGCCCCACCTACGGCTGGCGCGACGCGGTCCAGGTGCGGGAGTCCATCGACACCGCGCACAACAAGCGGATCGCCGTCGCGGAGCGGTCGGTGGTGGTCGGCTACGAGCACGCCGTCGCCGCCGCGCGCATCCTGTCCTACGGCCCCTGCTGCTAATGCCCTACGGCGTCAACGCCATCGTGGAGGACGGCTTCGCCACGCTGGAGTTCACCGACAACCGGCTTCGGGCCACCGCGCTGGGCGTGCTGCTCGACATCGGCGGGCCGGAGACCATCGAGATCAGCACCGGCGGGCTTCGCCGGTCCTACCGGGTGCCCGAGGGCAACGCCCGCGAGGCCGGTCTGCTCGACGGGTGACACTTCCGCGTATCACGGCTTCCGCGCCCGGCGCTGTGCAGGGCTGATAGCACCGCCCCGCTGCACCGGAGCCATCTACGGTTAGAACCAGACCTACCAGGGACCTACAAGGAGGACCACCGTGGCTACTTTCCCCATCGTGAAAGGGGTCAAGCTTCGCGCAACGCAGATCAACTCGTGCGGCCTGCCCATCGCGGGACCGACGAACACCATCGTCACCGACGGCTACGTCAGCGTGAAGATGGCGGCGGTGATGAACGACGCGAAGGAGCTGGAGCAGCTTAACGCCGAGGGCCGCGTCTGCGTCACCGACCGCACCCCGCCGGAGCGCAAGCATTACAAAATCGACCTGGAGCTGTGCAACGTCAACACCGGACTCATCAGCCTGTTCGCGGGCTGGGAGCAGGTGCTTGACCACAACGGTGAGTCGGTCGGCTTCCGCGATCAGTCCGAGTCCTCCGAGTACGGCGTGGCCCTGGAAATCTGGACCGGCGGTCGCTCTGATGACGACTGCCCGGTGCCCGAGGAGGACGGCATCTTCTCCACCGCCGCCGCCGGGTCCACCGGCAAGAAGTACGGCTACCTGCTGGTGGGCGCGAACGAGTGGGTCGTTGGCGACATCAACGTCACCGCCGGGGTCTCCACCATCATGCTGTCGGGCATCTCCATCGCCATGCCGCAGTGGGGCCGTGGCCCGTACAACGTCGCCGCTATTGACGACGCGGGCACGCCCGGTCGCCTGTTGACTCCGCTCAACGACGACAGCCACTACACCTTCTTCCGCACATCGGTCGAGCCGCCGGAGTCAACTGAGGGCCACGAGCCGCAACCGCTGGAAATCTCGACGGTGTTTGTGGACCCCGACTTCTACTTCGGTGGTCCCAGCGGCGCTCCTGCTGCCGATGTTGCGCCTGACGGCGTGACCCCGGATGCACCGGCACCCAAGGAAGGCGTGGAGACCTCCACCGGACCGGCCACCGTCGCGCCGTCCAAGCCCGCCGTGAACCTTCCGGGTACGGCTCCTTCGGGAGCGGTCACCGCGCCGGGCACGGCGTCGCCCACCGGCACCACCAAGCCTGCGGTGGACCCCACCGTCTAACCCACCGCTAGTAGCACCGCCCCGCCGTCCCCCCACGGCGGGGCGGTTCTACGTTTCGGGCACCCTGGAGCGATACCGTGGTGCCCATGCCCGCGACCCCGCTGCCCGCATCCCTGTGCGAGTGGCCCATCGACACGTCATGCCTGCCAACGGCCACCACGCCGCAGGAGCAGGACGCCCTGGACGCTGCGGCGTCGCTGGCGATTGATGTGCTGTGGGCGCTGTCTGGACGGCAGTACGGGGTGTGCCCGGCGCTGGCCCGGCCGTGCCCGCTGCCGTCGCTGAACAGTGGCCGGTTGTCGGCCCCGTTCAGCCCCGGCGGGCTGTCCCTGGTGCGCAACGGTGGCGAGTGGGCGAATGAGAGCTGCGGCTGCGCCGGGCGCTGCCGCCTGTCCGGCCCGCGCATGGTTCACCTGCCCGGCCCGGTGCAGTCCATCATCGAGGTCACCATCGCCGGGACCGTGCTCAGCTCGTCGGAGTACGAGCTGGAGCGCAACATCCTCTACCGCAACGGCGCGCCGTGGCCGTACCAGGACCTGTCGCGCCCGCTGGACGAGGAGGGAACGTGGTCGGTGACCTACATGCGCGGCGTCCCGGTGCCCAAGGGTGTGGCCCGACTGACCGGCCTGCTCGTCAACGAGTTCTACATGGCCTGCACCGGCGGCAAGTGCCGACTGCCGCGCACCGTCACCGAGGTCAGCCGCCAAGGCGTGACGCACCGTATGTATGACCCCAACGACATCTATTCGGCGGGCAAGACCGGCATCCCCGAGATCGACCTGTGGCTCTCGGCGGTCAACCCGCACGCCGTCATGTCAGCGCCGTCGGTGTACTGATGGACTGCACCGACCCGGCGAGCGAGATCGTCAGCGCCGTCATGGAGGCGCTGCGGTCAGCGTTCGACCCGGCCAGCCCGTGCCCGCCCATCGGTGAGACCACGAGCGCGGTGGTGCGGTTCTTCGGCGGCGACGCCATTCCGATGGCGGCGTGGAACGCCCACACCACCGGCGAGGGCTGCGACCTACCGTTCCTGTGGGTGCGGGTGCTGCGCCGCTACCGGACCAACGCGCTGCCCACCCCGATGATCGACACCACCGCCTGCGGGCTGAGCCGGGCCATCGCCCTGGAGATGGGCGTCGGCCGGTGCGCCACGGTGGAGGCCGACCCGACGTGGGCCGAATACGCCGCCGAGGCCGAGATCAGCCTGGACGACTCTTGGCGCATCGAGCAGGCGCTGTGCTACGCCGCCGCGCTGAACCGCAAGCTGGGCTACAACTGCGCCACGGACGCCGTCGCGCCCTACGGGCCGGAGGGCGGCGTGGTGGCCTGGACCGGGACCATCTATGTCGAGTTCTGAGCCGGTGGTCGTGGTGACCATCGAGGGCAGCACGACGCCGAGCGTGGTGCTGGCCCGTGGGGCGCAGCGCACGGTCCGGCTGACGCCGACGGTGCAACGACTCATCGACCGTGGTTTCGTCACCGAGGTCGCGCGCCAGGAAGTCAGATGAGCTTGTCGCCCTTGGCGCGATTGCAGCCGACGTGAACGGGGCGCACGTTGACGGGGTTCGTCGCACCGCCCCACACCGTAGCTATCTTGTGGTCAAAGCAGATGGTGTCGGGGCTCTCGTCCCACGGCAACGGCTCATCGCAGAGATAGCAGTGGGAGTGCGTCGGGCGCATGTTGCTCATCACCATCCCGTTGAGGAACTTGCGGCTCTCGTAGGCTCGCTGGCGGTGGGAGTGACGGCAGAACTTCGGCGGTCTCCCGACACCGGTAGCCGCGAACTCGGACCCGCACCATACGCAGGTGGCTGTCATAGTCGGGTATTCTACAGTGACGAAACGGCAGCCCAATACGTCACTGACGAAACGGGCATAGGGTGATTGCATGAGCAAGGTGACCGGGGACTTTGAGGCCAACGGCAGCGGCATGGGCAGCGAGGTCGGTGCGATCCTCCAGACCCGTATGCGCCAGATCATCCGGCTGGTCGCCGCCGACGCCCGCACCAACGCCCCGGTCGATACCGGCCGCATGGCCCAGGCCATCAAGGAGGACCCGATCCTGGCGCTGGGGCCGTTCCGCGACATCGGCGGGGTCACCTCCCACGCGCCGTACTCCCGGTTCGTCCACCAGGGCACCCGGCCGCACGTCATCCGACCACGCAACGCCGCCGCGCTGCGCTTCCCCGTCGGCAGCCGCACGGTGTTCGCCATGTCGGTCAACCACCCCGGCACCCGGCCCCGGCCGTTCCTCACTAACGCCGTCGCGCGCGTGCTGCGCGATCTGAACTGACGCCAGGGTGTTATTGTCCTCAGCATGACAGCCAGCAAGGCCGACAAGGCAGCTCCCAAGGTCCTCGACGCCGAGGATGACGTGGCGACCAAGTTTCAGGAGCTGGAGTTCAAGGGCGACACCCTGCACGCCCGCAAGCCGACCCAGCAGGCGCTGGCGGCGTTCACCCTCGCAACGTCCAAGTACGTCAGCACGACGATGCGCAACGATATGACCGGCCTGTTCATCAGCCGCCACCTGTCGCCGGAGTCCTACGAGCAGGTGTTCTCCCGGCTGATGGACCCTGATGACCCCGACTACACCGTCGAGACCATCGGCGAGCTGATGCGCGGCGTGGTCGACCTGCCCTGACCCCGCACTTCGTTGGGCTAATCTGAGCCGGTGGTGGACGCCGGTAAGGTAACGGTCAAGGTCGAGCTTGACGCCAGCGACATACCGTCCACGCTGAGCCGCAGCGTCAACACCGGCATCAAGCCCGCGCTGGCCAAGGCCGAGCGCGAGGTCGACCGCTCCGTCGCCAACATGCGGGCGTCGCTCAAGGACATCGACTCCGGGGCCAGCGGCATCTCCGTCGCGGCCAAGATCAAGCCGGAGCTCGACCAGGCCGAGCAGGTGGTGCGCCAGTCGGTCACCACCATGCAGTCGGAGATGGACAAGGTCGGCGTCGGTGTGTCGGCGGCGGTCGGTGGCTTCGCCGCGCAGGTCGGTGAGATCGGTGCCGGGGCCGCAGCCGCCGGTGCTGCCGCCGGGGCCGGGTTCGTTCAGGGTTTCGGCGGTCCCATCGCGTCGCTGGGCAGCAAGGGCGGCATTATTGGCGTAGCCCTGGCGGGCACCGTCGGCATCGGCCTGCTGGCGGGCAAGGCAGTCGCCGACGCCGTGCTGGACGGCATGGGCCAGCAGATGGACCAGGCTGCCGTCGGGGCCAAGCTGGGGCTTGACCCCGAGCAGATGCGGGTGCTGGGCGCAGGCGCGTCGGAGGCATACGCCGCCGGGTTCGGGGAGTCGGTTGCGGGCAACCTCGACGCCGTCCGCGCGGCGGTCCAGGGTGGCATCCTTGACCCCAACGCCAACGCCGCCGACACCGAGAAGATCGTCGCGCAGCTCAGCACCGTCGCCCAGGTGACCGGCGAGGAGATACCGGCGGCGGTCCGCGCGGCGCAGCAGGCGGTGCGCACCGGGCTGGCCGACGACGTGACCGAGGCGTTTGACCTCATTACGGCGGCGCAGCAGCGCGGCTTGAATGTCAGCGGCGACCTGTTCGACACGATCACGGAATATGGCACCCAATTCCGCAAGATCGGCCTGGACGGGGCCGACGCCTTCGGGCTGATCCAGCAGGCGGTCAGGGGCGGCGCGCGCGACACCGACAAGGCTGCCGACGCGCTCAAAGAATTTTCGATCCGGGCGATTGACGGCAGCAAGCTGTCCACCGCCGCCTACGAGAACCTGGGCCTGTCAGCCAAGGACACCGCCGCCGCCTTCGCCCAAGGCGGGCAGACCGCCCGCGACACCTTCCAGCAGGTCATTGACCGCATCGCGGGCATCGAGGACCCGGTCAAGAAGGCAGCGATCCAGGTGGCCCTGTTCGGCACGCAGTCCGAGGACCTGGGCGACGCGCTAAACAGCATGGACCTGTCCACCGCTGCCGATGAGTTCGGTGAGGTCGCCGGGGCCGCGCAGCAGGCATCCGACACGGTCAGCCAGACCGCCGCCGCCCGGTGGGAGCAGGCCAAGCGCAGCATCGAGGTCGCCGCCGACAGCGTCAAGATGTCGCTGGCCGAGGTCGCCGGTCCGGCGATGGAGAAGCTCAGCACCTGGATCATCAACAACCGCGAGGGCATCACCGACTTCTTCCTGAGCATGGCCGAGGCTGCTATCACGGCGGGGGAGTGGGTTGTCAGGGGGATCGGCGCAGCGGCCGGGGCCATCGCAAACGTCGCCATGATGATCGGCGACGTGATGGGCGCGATCACCAAGGCCGACGCCTGGCTGGCCCGGCGCACCGGCGACAACGCCAAGGCTGACGAGCTGGAGAAGCAGGCCGAGTCCTACTTCTCTATGGGCGAAGGACTCATGGAGTTCGCCCAGACCGCCGGAACCTTCGACGCTCAGAGCCTGCGCGACGCACTGAACGACGCCGCCGAGAAGGCCAAGGCCGCGACCGGCGAGACCTCCGCGTTCGGTGACGAGTTAGATGCGTTGCCGGTCGATGGCGTCGATGTACCGATCACGGCGGACACCGCCGCCGCCGACAAGTCGATGGAGGACTTCTTTGAGAAGTTCCGCGAGCTGCCGGTGGATGCGCGGGTCAACGGGATGTTCGGGCCGGGCGGCAACGGTGCGGCTGGCGGTCCCAACCCGGCGGCGTGGGGCACCGGAGGACCTGTCGGGCGCACCGGCTCCAACGCTGGGCTCAACCCCAACACCGTTCAGGCCAAGACTGCGGTGGAGCAGGCGTTCCCCGAGATCACCACCATCGGCGGCTACCGCGAGCCCGACGGCATCAACGAGCACTTCCGTGGCGAGGCCATCGACGTAATGATCCCCAACTGGGGGAGCCCCGGCGGGAAGGCATACGGCGACAGCGTCGCCAAGTACCTACTGGACAACTCTGCTGCGTTGGGCGTGGACTACGTCCTCTGGCAGCAGAAGCAGTGGAACCCTGACGGCAGCTCGTCACCGATGGGCGACCTAGGCAACCCGACCGACAACCACATGGACCACGTCCATGCCCACACGGTCAACACGCCCAACCTTCCCGGCGCTGCGGCCCTCACGCCGCAGTCGTCCACGTCAAGCCTCGGCTTAGGCAGCGGTGCCAACGGGGCTCCGGTGCCTGCCACGCCTGCGCTGGACGCCCCGCTGTTCGGTGCGGGTGGCGACGGTGCCGGTGCCGCCGCCCGTAACCCGCTGCCGCCCACACCACCGCCGCCCGCCCCGGCAGCGCCCGCTCCGACGCCGGGGATGCCTGCGGCACCAACCACGCCCACCGTCGCGCCGCCCGCGCCGGGCACACCTCCCGCACCGCCGGTCGCCGTCACCGTGGCCCCGGTCACGGTGCCCATCATCCCGCTGTTCACCGAGCCGACTGACGACCCTGTCCTCAACGCGCTCCAGCGCCAAGCCGACGAGGCCAAGAACAAGGAACGCCAAGCTGCGGCCAACAAGGCGGCGACCGATGCCGCCCAGGCCGTTGCTGACGCCGAGGCCGACGCCAAGGCCGCACTCGCCGCCCGCGACGCCGTAATCAACTCCACCGAGATCAAGACCAACGAGGAGAAGGCCAAGGCCGAGGCCGACTATCAGGCGTCACTCAGGGCGCTGACCGCCGCGCAGGACGCCCAGACCGAACTGCTGGAGGGCCAGCGCACCGACACCCTGGACGACCAGATTGCCAACCGGCGGCAGGCCAACGCGGCGCGGGAGAAGAAGCAGGAGCCGTTCGACTACGACTCGCTGCCGATGGGCGACCCGCGCCGGGCTGCCGCCGCCGCGCTGGCGTCACTGGGCGCAACACCGATGGACATCACCACCATGCTGGGCGGGGCTGCCGCCGGGCCGCTGGGCGCGGTGGCCGGTGACGCGGTCGCCGCCGCCACGTCGGTGCCGCTGCCCGGCCCGCTGGGCTACGCCTCCACCCCGACGGCCCCGTCCACCGACCTGGGCACCCTGGTCGAGGAGCGCAACCCGCTGGCGCTGGCGCAAGCCGCTGGGATCGACGTGCCCGACTACACCCGCGAGGGCGGCTTCGACGCCGGTGCGGACAACATCCAGAAGGGCCAGCTCGCCCCGGATGCTCAAGGGCGCATCTACTCCGACACCGCCGCGCTGATCGACCGCACCGCCACCAACGCCGACGCCGCCGACAAGGCCAGGCATGACCAGACGATGGCCGTGCTCAACGAGGTCAACGCGAGGTTGGGCGGTGAGGTCCTGGGTCCGGTGCTCACCGACGGTGTCACCAGCGGCATCCAGGGGCTGGGCGGGCAGGACTGGAACGCCGTCGGCCAAGCGATCGGCAACGCCGCCGGGCCGATCATCGCCGACCGGGTAGCCGCCGCCATCAGATCATCCGGCGGCGGCGGCGGCGGTGGCGGTCCTCTCGCCGGGCTGCCGCTTCCCGGCCTCGCCGAGGGTGGTGGCATCACCGGCGGTACACCGGGCAAGGACTCCGTGCCCGCCATGCTGATGCCCGGCGAGTACGTCCTCAGCACCGCTGACGTGTCCCGCATGGGCGGGTTCGCCGGGGTGTCGGCGTTCCGCTCCGCGCTCACCCAGAACAACGGGCTGCGGTTCTACGCCGCAGGCGGCAACGTCGGCAACAAGAACGCCAACGCCACCGTCGGCGCGGACCTGCTGGGCGTGTCCCAGATACCGATCCTGGGTGCCATCGTCAACCTGCTGGTGCAGGTGCTGCTCAAGGTGCTGGGCGTGCAGATCGAGCAGCGCGACACCCTGGTACAGATGTCGGAGGAGACACGGGCATTCCGTGGCGAGTTCAAGGCGTTCGACGCCGCCGGTCGGCTGCGCAACGACACCTCCGGCCTGACCGACCGCAGCTCCACCAGCGAGGAAGCCGCCGCCGAGGAGCGCATCCGCATCCTCAAGATCGTCATCGACGCGCTGGTCAAGTACATCATCGAGAAGCTGATCGTGCCGATTGCCAAGGCGGTGGGCAACGCGCTGGTGTCGGCTGGGGCCGGGGCTGCCAGCGCGGCCATCAACACCCAGGCACCCGGGGCGGGCAACATTGTGGGCGCGGTCATCAGCAGCGCCGGGACGGCGGGCATCGACATCGGTGCCGAGATCGCCAGCGAGTTGGCCCAGGCCATCATCACCACGGCGGTGTCGGGCATCTTTGAGGCGCTGTCCTCCAACGCGCCCGGCGTGACCAGTGCGCTGTTCGGCGGTGGGCTGGGCGCGCAGATCGCCGACCCCATCAGCATGTTGTTCGCCAGCATCTTCGGCGGGCTGACCACGGTGCTGGGATCGGTCGGCGGGCTGTTCGGCGGGTCGTTCGACTCCGGCGGCGTGGCCTCCGGCGTCGGGCTGATGCGCAAGGCGACCATCGCCCCCGAGCGGGTGCTGTCCCCGGCGCAGACGGCCAGCTTCGACCGGCTGGTCGCCACGCTGGAGCGCGGCCTACCGGTGGGCAAGTCATCTACCGTGATCCACGCCCCGATTAGCGTGACGGGCAACGAGCAGGGCGCGCGGGTCATCCATGACCGGTTGCTGTCCCTGACAAGTTAGGAGGTGTGACATCACTTACCGAGGCTATTACGCACTGGACGGCGTCGAGTTCGCCAACTCGTCGCGGGTCAGCGCTCACCTGGGCCGGTCCACACCGACCTCCGACATCGAGGTGTTCGGTGTACCCAACGCCGCGCTGGTCGAGGTCAGTCGTGGCCTGTTCGCCATCCCCGACAACTGCCAGGAACTCGGCGACGGCGGGTTGTTCACCCCGCCGGTCGGGGCGCAGGAAGTCAGCCAGGGGCTCAACGTCGTGGACAGCGCCGAGTGTTCGCTGACCCAGGTCAGCCGTGGCCTGTTCGCCATCCCGTCGGAGTCGGTCGAGGTGCGCCCCGGCCTCTACACCGAGCCCTACGGCACCGCCCGCTACACCCGTGGGCTGTTCACCGTCGATGCCCGCTGCGCCCCGGTGTCGCAACTGTGCGGCTGCAAGATCGACGTGACCGTCGATGACTCCTGGGTCGGGTTGCAGTTCTTCCTGAACCACGGCCCCTACCGCCCCGAGCTGGCCCCGTGGTACAGCCCCGAGTTCCCC